GGCGGCGGTGGTGGTAGTTCTGATTTTGGCGGTTCTGGTGGGGGCGGTGCCGGGGGGTATCGCACTGCGACCGGGTTAGTTGTTTCTTCTGGTTCTGCATTGACTGTAACTGTCGGTGGCGGTGGTACCGCAGGAGGTCCAATAGAAAATGGCGGTTATGGCAGTAATTCTGTTTTCGCCACTATAACTTCCACAGGGGGAGGAGGTGGTGGAGCGCCAAACGATAATGGTAGATCAGGTGGATCAGGTGGTGGCGGTGGTGGAAAATCCAATCAACCTGGCGGCTCGGGTACTTCTGGTGAAGGTAATAACGGCGGTTCCGGTTCTGGTGCCGATGGTTCGCCTGGCGGCGGGGGTGGTGGTGCAAATGCTGCTGGGCTTAATGGTACTTCGAGTAGTGGAGGGAATGGTGGAGACGGTAAGGCTTCATCTATTAGTGGTTCATCAATAACTTATGCCGGAGGTGGAGGGGGTGCTTCTAGTAATAGTGCTGGCACAGGTGGCGCGGGTGGTGGAGGAAATGGTAGTGGCGTGAGGACCGGTGGCACAAATACTGGCGGTGGAGGCGGAGGTGGTCGCGAAAGTAACGGCGGTGCAGGCGGCTCTGGCATTGTAATTATCCGTTACGCCGATACGTTTGCAGCAGCAACCGCAACCACTGGTTCTCCAACCATTACTGTTTCCGGTGGCTATCGCATTTACAAGTGGACCGGCTCCGGTTCGATCACGTTCTGAGGCAGCAAGATGGCACACTTTGCACAGCTAGACAACAACAACATTGTTATGCAGGTTATAGTAGTGCATAATAATGAACTTTTAGAAGATGGTATAGAGATAGAAGAAAAGGGCATTGATTTTTGTAAATCCTTGTTTGGCTCTGATACCTATTGGAAACAAACTTCTTATAACGGTAATTTTCGTAAAAATTATGCCGGTATAGGATTTTCGTACGATTTCCAGCGGGATGCTTTCATACCCCCACAACCGTTTCCCAGTTGGATATTAGACGAGAATACTTGCCGTTGGCAATCCCCAATACCTTATCCAGATGATGGCAAAATTTATTACTGGGATGAATCACAACAAACTTGGGTTGAAGGAGTCACAAATGTCTGACTATGGTTACGTTGAAAATAACGAAGTTAAGCAGGGTCCGTGCGCTTTGCCAAGAGTCTGGAACAATATTTCCAACTTTGATTTGATGACGCCTGCAAAACTTCCCGCTTTAGGTTGGTTGCCATGGGTAATTCAAACTACTCCCGGTGAAGTTCTCGACCGCACAACCATTGAAATCAAGGGCAACCAAATTGTCCAGACACATTATATGCGGGATTGCACTCAAACTGAAAAAGATATTCAGCTTCAGCGCACCATTGATCAGCTTCGTCGCCAGCGTCAGTCTGCCTACACAAAGGAATCTGACCCTCTTTTTATGAAGTGGCAGCGCGGTGAAATTGCTAAAGAACAATGGATTGCAAAAGTCGACGAAATTAAAGCTCGCTTTCCATATCCAACTGCCGGGTGAGAAAGGTGAGCGTATTGACAACAACTTCATCATGGGGTATTTAGTGCTTCCAACCTAGGAGCCACCCCATGAGTGAAAACAAAGTCAATCGCGTCGACCTTATCAATGAGGCGAAGCTGCGGCTTACCCCCTGGACCACTGAAGATGGTCGCCTCTTCCTAGACTACACTGAAAAGGGCATCCGCCGCACTCTCACTATCTCATCGGCTGGGGGCTGTGACTTCCGGGGTTGGTTCGCTTCCTTCTGTGTCGACAGCTTCGGCATTGTTCCCAACGGCGACCTCATCAATTCCTCCCAAACCTACTTTGCACATTGGGTTCGCTCAACAGGCCCCAAGCTCAAAGACTACATCAGGGTGGGTGGCCGCATTGGCGAACTCTACATTGACATTGGCAATGACGTCAACGACGCATGGTGCATTAGCCCTGACGGCATCCAACACATTCCAGGTGGTCCAACCCACATCCGTCTTCTGCGTGGTGCTGGTATGCTGCCCCTGACCAACCCTGACTTCTCTGCTCCGGCCTCCGAGTTCCCCATCCTCCTCAAGCAATTCATCGCTGCTGACGACGACACTCTAATGCTGCTGACTGCCTGGCTTCTAGGTTGTTTGCGCCCCGAAGGTCCCTACCCGGTCCTCACCATTTCAGGTGAACAAGGTTCTGGCAAGTCCACCGTCCTACGCCTCCTGCGCCGCATCATCGATCCCCACGCCCTCGACATGCGTACCCCACCCGAAGATCAACGCGACCTCCAAGCTATGGTCCGCAACTCTTTCGTCCTAGCATATGACAACGTATCCTTCATCAGCAACAAGATGTCCGATGCGCTCTGCGTCATCAGCACTGGTACTGGTGCCCAAGGTGGTCGCGCCCTCTACACCAATGCCGAAGAATCCGCAGTCCGTGTCTGCCGCCCAGTAGCCATGAATGGTATCCCTGACGTCGTTGAACGCGGCGACCTTGTAGACCGCTCCATCCATGTCCACCTCCCCCGCATCGATCCCAAGCTGCGCCGCGATGATACCGAGTTCTGGGAAGCCTTTCACAGGGTCCATCCCCGCATGTTAGGCTCCCTCATGAATGCAGCATTGAATGCTACGCGAAACTATGGTAAAGTAATCCTAGCTGAAAAGCCGCGTATGTCTGCATTCGCAGTGTGGGCAGTTGCCGCCGAACAGGCCTTTGGTTGGGAAGCGGGTCGCCTTATGGAAGTTTACAAGAACAACCGTAGCGCAGCCGAAAACCAAATGCTCGAATTTCACGGCATGGCCTCAGCCCTGATACGCATGATGGAAAAGCAAAAGGAGTTTTCTGGAACCTATTCAGACTTGATTGGACAACTAGAAATGAATGTCGGACCTCGCGAGCGTCTGCCTCAAACCTCTCACAGCTTTGCTGCCGAGTTGAAGCGCATTCGCCCTGCCCTGGAACGCCGTGGCCTCCGCTTCTACAGTGCGGGTAGGGTCTCAGCTTTGGGCCAAAAAGGTCGCTCACGCATTTCTATTGTACGTGTCTCTGAAGAGGAAGAGGAGGATGCCGCCGCATGAAAGACGATGACGAGCCTTACGTACCCACCCTGAGTACCAAACCAAAGCCCGATTACATAGTCAAGGCTGCAAAGAGGGCTGCGGCTAAAAAACCAAACGCGCCTTCTCAGGGTGATCGCATCAAAAAATATCGTATCCAGTTGCGGGAAATGAATATTCATAAGCCCGCTCGCGGTATCCGCAAAGAAAATGTCACTGCCATCCGCAACCTCAAAGAACACCTGCGCGAGACATGGCAGTCCAACTGGGATAAAATTTCCAAAATCAAAAAGCTTCGTCCCAAGCAAGTCGAATTCGCTCGCCAATATGCTAAGAACGGGCGCACCAACAAATGCGGTGCAATGCGGCTCGCAGGCTATGATACCAATAATCCCGCCGTCCTTCGGGCCATGGCAGACGAAAATCTCTCCATCCCCTACTTCAACGACTTAGTCACAGCCTTCGAGATCGAGGAGAAAGCCCGCATGAAAATCAATGTAGAAGACGTAGTCAAGTGGTTCAACGACATCGCAACACAAGCCATGGCTTCCGGTGACTTCACCAATGCTAACCGCGCCATGGAAAACCTAGCCAAGTACCTGGGCATGTTCGTCGAGAAGAAAGAGATCACTCATCGCACAATCCACTCCAAAGAAGAACTCGACACCCGCATCAGCGAGTTGACCGCCATCCTCAAGGAAGCAGAGCCGGACATTGAGCGAAAACTCCGTATCCACTAAAGACGAAAAACTTCTCCACCTAAAAGCAGAGTTAGCGGAAGCCCTCCACCAAAAAGCAATATTGGAGGCAAGAGAAGACTTTTACATATTCGTCAAGCTGCTTGCCCACCTCATGTTGGACGGCAATGACTATCGAGATGGGCGCCACATTGAAGCAATAGCCTCCACCCTCCAAGACGTGGACACAGGCTTGGTTGACCGCCTCATGCTCATGCTGCCACCCGGTTCCATGAAGTCGGTCCTCCTCATGCTCTTCACGGCTTGGTGTATGGGTCGTCATCCAACCTGGCGCTTCATGTGGATTTCACACACCACCGACAAAGCCGTTGAATGTTCTGGTCGAATCCGTGACCTAGTCCGCTCCTCCGAATACCTCGAAATCTTTCCGGGTGTCCACATCCGCGATGACATGTCAGGCGTCACCAACTGGAAACTCTCGACAGGCGGTTCCTTCATGCCAGCAGGTGCAGGCAAATCCATCGCAGGTTACCGCTTCAACTTGGGCATCCTCGATGACCCCCTCTCCGAACAGACCGCCAAATCAGACACTGAGCGTGAGCGCGTTAACAACTGGTATGGCCCCGGCTTCCGGTCTCGTAAACTGCCTGACTCCCGCATCATCCTCGTCAATACACGCTGGCATGTCCGCGACTTAAGTGGCTACCTCCTAGACAAGTCTGCCCGCAATCCCCGCGTCGACCAATGGGAAGTTATATCCATCCCAGCTATCCTCGACAAGGGCGCCGCTGACTACCTCATGCTAGAGGAACATGAATCCTACTGGCCTGAATACATCACCATGGACGATTTAATTGCAACTCGTGAAGGATTATCCCGCTCAGACTGGGGTGCCCTTTACATGCAGACCCCCACTGGTGAGGATGGCAACGTCTTCAACAAAGACGACTTTCAAGATTGGGATGAAGACGATCCTCCCGAATGTGACGAAATCATCCAAACCCTGGACACTGCCTTCAGCACCAAATCCAAAGCTGACTACTCGGTCATCCAGACCTGGGGCATTTTCCACCTCACCTTCACCGACGAAAAAGGCTTTGAATATCAAGAGCCTAACGCAATCCTCCTGAACCAAGTGCGGGGCCGCTGGTCATTTCCCCAACTCCGTGCCGCTGCCAAAGAGCAGTACGATCTCTACAAACCAGACCGAATGATTATCGAAAATAAAGCTTCTGGTCAATCTCTTATACAAGACCTAAAGCTTAACAAATTGCCAATATTGCCTTTTCAGCCGGATCGTGATAAAGTAGCACGTGCTCATGCGGTTAGCGGCATTGTGGAGCGTCAACGAGTTTGGCTACCCCTCAAGAAGAAGTTTGCTGCTGAGCTGTTGCAAGAAGCCCTAGAATTCCCAAAGGGTGCCCACGACGACGCGGTTGATGCCATGGTCATGGCCCTGCTTTACCTGCGCCGCCGCTACGAACTAACCCAAGAGAAAGTCGCTCAACCCGAAACTTCCTCTCATCGACGTTCTTTCAAAAGCTATTGGAGCCAAGTGACCCATGTCCGATAATCTCGAAACCGAAACACCTGATATGGAATTCGAATTCTCTGAAGAAACTCTCGAGGTTGAGGTTCCCGAAGAAGAAATCGAAGTGGACATGTCCTTTGGCGCCAACCTAGCCTCTTCCCTTGAAGATGCCATCCTACGTGACATTGGCTCTGCCCGTCAAGACGCTCTCCAAAGCTTTCGCAATGCCCGCCAAGACTGGGAAGAAAAGATCAAGCAGGGCATCAAGTGGCTGGGCCTCAACACTCAGGGCGAAGGTAACACAGACGTCGAAGGTGCCTGCACCGCAGTCCATCCCCTCCTAATCGAAAACGTCGTCAAGTTCCAAGCCAAAGCCATCCAAGAGTTGTGGCCTGCTAAGGGTCCTGTCCGCACTAAAGTCCGTGGCTACGTTGACCAAATCCGTGAAGATACTGCCTTCCGCGTCCGCACCTACATGAACTACCAACTCACTGAGCAGGTGCCTGGCTTCTACAACGACCTCGAGCGCAACCTGTTCCGCATCGGCTTCATGGGCATTGGCATCCGCAAAGTCGGCTGGAACAATTCTGTAGTGGCTCCTGACCCGGCCATCATCTATGCCGAGAACTTTTACGTCGATCCCTCAGTCTCCCACCTGAAAGACGCTGAAGAGTACATTGAGGTTATGGAACTGTCCACCCGCAAAATGGACAACCTTATAATCGCTGGCACCTTTCTCGAAGCTTCTGAAAACGATGCAGAAGAGACCCTCGAGACCAATGAGATCACCGACGCCATCGCTGCTGCTCAAGGCTTTGACCTGTCCCTAGAACGCAAAGGCTTCTCAGTCGGCGAATCCCATTGCTATCTCGATCTGAATGGCGATGATCCCCTGCTGCCCGAAGGCGGTATGGCACCCTACATTGTCCACTTCAACGTCAAGTCTGGGGCAGTCTATTCCATTCGTCGTAACTGGCGCGAGGCTGATCCCACCTACCAAAAGCGGCTCTGGTACACTGTCGACCAGTTTATTCCGGCTTTCGGCATCTACTCCCTGGGTTACGTCCATCTGATTGGTGACCTGGCAGCTTCTGCTTCAGTGGCTCTGCGCGCCCTCGTCGACTCCGGTCAATACGCTAACTGGACAGCAGGCTTCAAGTCTCAGGATGCCAAGTTCTCTGACTCTGACACGCCGCTGGGCTTCGGTGAATTCCGTGACGTAAACCTGTCGCCTGAAGAACTCCAGAAAGCCTTCTTGCCGCTGCCCACCAAGGAACCCTCCCAAACGCTGTTTGGCCTCCTCAAGTTCATGGTGGATTCAGGCCAGAAGTTTGCAGACTCCACTGACGAGGTAGTAGCCCAAAGCACCAACTACGGTCCAGTAGCAACCACCCTAGCCCTGCTCGAAGCTTCTCAGCGGTTCTACTCCTCCATCCACAAGCGGCTCCACCAATCCCAGGCCGAATTCTTAAAACTGATTGGTGATCTCAACTTCGAGAATCTGCCCGACATTGTAAACTTTGTGGTCGGTTCTGAAAACCAGTTTGTACATCGCACTGACTTCAATCCCGAAATCGTTGATGTCATTCCAGCCTCCGATCCCAACGCCCTCACCGAATCCCAACGAGTGGCCAAGGCCCAAATCGAACTGGAGACTGCTGCCCGGTTCCCACAACTCCATGACATGCGTGAAGCGCTGCGCCGTTTCTATTCAGCCATGGGTACCGAATCACTCGACAAGTTGCTGGTTGACCCCGAGTCCAAAGCTGTCAGTGCTGATCCCCTTTCCGAAGTCCAAGCGGCCATGTCTGGTAAGCCCATCAAAGCTCAACTGGGCCAAAACCACGCAGCTCACATTGCCGTCAAAGAGTCTTTCCTCAAGATGCCACAAATGCAGGGCACTAACGATCCCACGGTGGCAGTCGGTATGCAGGCTCTGGTCGCCAACATCTCTGAGCACAAGGTCCTCATGTTCATTGCCCAGGCCATGCAGATGGCGCAGCAGATGGGCATGCCCCTCAACGACGATAACATCCAAGCCCAAATCGCTACCCAACTCGTTCAAATCTCTGCACAATCTGGTCAGGGTGGTGGTGGACCATCCATTGAACAGCAGATGGTACAACTGAATGCCGAGGAGCTAAAGCTGGCTGAAGCCCGCATCAAATCCCAAGACACTCGCGAAGCAGCTCAAATTGCCCTGAAGAACCGCGAACTGGACATCAAAGAAACCAACATGCTGCTCGACGCCCAAAACAAGCAGAAGCAAAACCAAATAACAGCTTCTACTAAAATACTTGACAATTCGGCTAAACTAGCGGATATTCAAGCTAAACGCCTAGCAGAACGAGCTAACGCACCACCAGTATGAAACTACTATCAGACTATGTAGCAAAACTTCAAGAACGGATTGACCGCGAAAAGGATGCCTTGGCCAGAGGTTCTGCCAGCTCCTTTGATGAGTATGCTCGTACCTGCGGCGTCATAAACGGTTTGGGTCTTGCCGTTACAATCCTCAAAGACCTTTTTCAAAGCACACCGATAGAAGAAAGGGACTAATGATTACTGCTCGCTCGGCTCTAGACGGGGCCGTTACCAATGACCAGTGGGTTTCGCAGGACGATATTCCTGATCCAACTCCACTGCCTAGGATTCCTGGCATAGGGATTCTTGTCCGGCCTGTGCCTATTCGGCGCAAAACTGCGGGCGGGGTCCTACTTCCTGATACATTCCGAGAAGACCGCGAATATCTCAACACTGTGGGGCGTGTCCTTGCTTTGGGTGAACTCGCGTTCGTTGACGAAGACATATACCGGAAAGGCCCTTGGGTCAAGCCAGGAGACTACATTGTTTACGCGAAGTTCGCAGGCCAGAAGATTTGGTGGAAGGGTGTCAAGCTCCTCCTAGTCAAAGCTTCGAGCATCGAAATGGTCGTCGACAAACCTGAATACCTTGACGCCAACTTTAGGGAATAAAAATCATGTCCGAATCCGGTTACCAAGAAATCGATCTCGACAATCCAAGTAAGCCAGTTTCCGAAGAAGTCTCCGATATTGAGATCGTGGAAGAGTCTGAAGCACCGCAAGCTCAAGAACCTGTTCAAGACGCAAAGGTTTCCTCAGTTTCTTCTGCCACATCTTCTGAAGAAGATGATCCCGACGAAGACGACTCCTCACCAGATGCCTCCCCTGAACGTAAAAAACTAACTCGCAGTCAGCGCCTCAAGAACCAGCGTGACCTCTATGCCAAGCAATTGGCTGAAACGCAAGCTCGCTTAGCCGACGCTGAAAACCGTGCTCGACGGGCACAAGCAGAAGCTAATGAGGGTGCGTCCCTTGGTTTCGACATATACATCAAACAGCTCGATACGTCAATGCAGGCTTTGCGCCGTGACTTCGATGCTGCCTATGATGCTGGTGACCGGGACAAAATCTTTGAAATTCAGCAACAAATTGCCTCTATCATCACCGCTAAGCAGCAGGCTGAAAAAGACAAGCAGACCATCTCTGCACAACGTCCTACTCAGCAGCGGCCCCAAAATGATCCTCCACCTGCCCGTCCCCAGCAAGCTCAACCCCAGACTCAACCCCGGCGACAACCCTCCCCGGCAGCAGTCGAATGGTATGATCGAAACAAGGATTGGTTTGGCAAGGATGCCGTAATGACTTCAGGCGCCAAAACCGTCGATCAGCAGATGGTAGCCGATGGTTATTCGCCAACTGACCCCGACTACTTCGAGGAACTTGACCGCAGGCTTAAGCGTGAATTTCCCCACAAGCTGGGTGGCAAGGCTGCTGCTACCGCTCCCCGTCCAACCTCTAATAACCCCACCATCCAAAACCGCTCGGCCCCGGCTCCAGCTCCCGGTAAAGTGCGCGTAACCATCACCCAAGCCGACCGCGACTCAGCCTACAAGATGGGCATCAGCGTTGAAGATTACGCTCGCGAGAAGGCCAAGGTTGAACGCGCCCAAAATACTGCCAGCCAATACACGGAGATTCTGTAATGAAAAACAAACTTTTCGCTACCCCAAACAATGCTGTAGACGAAGCACTTGAAAATTCTTTGGAAACAGAGTATAATCCT